CATCTACTCTACCAATAGTTAAGTCAACTTCCCTTACCTTTACGCCAGGTGATACTAAGTTAAGTGACATGTCTTTTTTCCTCGATCAGAAATTCATTTTTACTAAAATTATTTATAAATTGGTTACTCTTACATGCATTTTTACATGTAGTCCCACATGTAGGATCTATCTCCATATTCATCTGCATACCACCTTTGGCCTTCTGGGTCTACAAAGGATGTATCCTCAGTTAACCCATCTGACATAAAACCAAATGGTGCCATGTCCTGTTCTATTTGATTCTTTTGTTCGTCATATAATCTCTTTCTTACATCTTGATCCGTGAGTTCTTTAAAGTAGTCTTGAGCAACCAACCACGCATAAATTACCAAGCACATGGCAAGGTCATCATTACATCCATCCTCTGCCTCAAATGAGTTACTCTTGGATATAAAGGTAGTTAATTCTGAAATAATTTCATAATCATTGAAGTAAAGTTTATCCTCCTCGATCATAGCTTTGAGGTTCAGTGCTCCTACCTTTTTAACTGTCTTAGACATCTTGACTCCTAACTGAGTCTTCTTACCAGAAAATCCTTGACCTACAATCTGACCTGCTCTACCTCTCATAGAACACATCAATAAGTTTGTATACTCCAAATCAAAGTTTAGAATAGCAGCAACCTGATCTCCTACATCATTTACCTCACAAAGTATGAAAGCATTGTTATAATTTCGTGCTACTTCATATATGATATTTGGGAATATCATTGGTTTGATTTCATTATTCCTATACTTTGCTACTACCTTATGGGGAAACTCAGTAATATCTACCACTACAAATGCTGAATAATCCTCTCCTACTCCTCGTGCAACATCAACAGTAATTAGATAGTCATGTTTATCTTGAACAGGATAATAGACATCCAATCCAGCACTTTGTGTTAATGGATTATCATATACTAATGTCTTTAACTTACTTGCAGAAATTAACGTATCAATAGATCCTAAGAACTCACACTCAAACTCAATTTTAAATTGTTGTTCTGATGTGTTTGCTATAGTTTGTTTTTTCCATTTGGCATTTCTACCAGGAACTTCCGACCAATGAACGTCAGTTGGGACATACTCATTTTTACCTTTCTCCGCATCATGCCACATTCGGTAGAAGTGATTCATACCATGTGGGGTTGAAACTATAATTACTTTTGTACTTTTACCAGAAGTAATAGTAGGGTAAACACTAGCAAAGAAAGAGTCAGCGATGTGATTGGGAACAAAAGCAAATTCATCCAAGAATAGGATATTGAAAGACATACCCCTAACAGCACTAGCAGAAGTAGACGCAGCCAAGATTTTACTACCATTTTCTAACTCCAATGAACCTTTATTCCATGCAACAATTCCTTGTTGCATCCATCTTGGTAAATTTTCATAGGCAGTTTGCAATCTACCTAACAATTCCCTTGCAGTTGCAGCCTTATTTGCAAGAATACCAATATTTACACTGTCATTAAAAACAGCATAATGTAATAGATATGCAACTACAGTTGTAGACTTACCAGTCTGTCGTGGCATCTTACATATATTGAATCTTTCTTTATGGAATCTTTTTATTAACTTCTCTTGAAATTTATATGGTTGAAACGGTACAAGACCCTCATCCAGATTAACAATCTGGACATACTTTTTTGCAAAGTATACAGGATTCTTTTTACATTTAATAAATTCAGAAATCTGATCAGCAGTAAACTCAATTTGAGTATTTGCTTTTTTTAAATTCGGATTACCAAGATATACATCATCAGAAGACATAACTAACTCCTATTGTTTTCCTGCGAATATTATTGGTTTAGTTGGATCATTTTGAACGGGATTATAATACAAAACTATAGCATTGGGATATAATTTTCTTACTTCATTAGTAATTTCTTCCTTAGTTGGTCTTGAGAATTTAGCAAAAAACATTTGAGTATTCAAAGTTCTTCCTTTCCAATTTAAAACTATAAAATAAGTTCTTCCCCTTTCCTGAACACGAAGATATGACTCATAAGTAAATGTCTTCTTCTTGATCTTAGTATCATTCTCACCAGTTCTACCAGGTTTCATCGTTCCTGCGGTAAATCTTTTAACATTTTTACCTGCAGATTTGCCGAGTCCACCCTTTCTCGTTGCACTAACAGTGCCAGTTTTCTTCGTCTGAGTAAGAACTGCATCTTGTCCATACTTTTTACCTAATGCTTTAATTGCTTTCTTAAACTTTCTCTTACCCTTTTTACCAGAAGTGACCACATGACTACGCTCTTTAACCTTAGTTACTTTACCAGTCTTATCATCTTTCTCATCCCATCTACCTTGCACTTTAGTAGCACCAGGTAAACCCTTACCCTTGATATCTTTATCTAACTGCTTTGCTCTTGCCTTATTTTCTTTCTTTGATTTGTCACCACGACTCCCAGAGATGATTGCCATCCCTCCTTTATCAGACTTAGATTTGATACGACTTAAACTACTCTCATCAATCTTATATTCATCCTGTATATCATCAGGAACAAAATCTGATACAGTTGCCTTATGAACTTTTCTTGCCAATAATCTTTTAGCTCTCGCACCAGCATCCATTGCCTTTTCAGGTTTTTTTTCTTCCTTTTTCTTACCTGCAACTTTAGTCATTGCATCAGATGCAAGTTTTCTAAATTTAGAAAAATCTTTCATTTGTTACCTACTATTTCTGAACCACCACCAAAATCATGAATGCTTTCTGAACCACCAACAGCAAATGGATTATACTTTGAAGTAGCAATATCATATGCTATATGATGTGGAGTTTCTTCCTTTATCTCAGGAGTTTCCACAAACCAATCATCAGCAACCTCTTCTTCTGGTCTTGGATTTTTTTCTGATTCTTTCATAACTTTAACCTCCAATTCTAACTCCGCTAATTTATCGGGAGGAGCATACCTATTACCATATTGAATTGATTCATCAGTTGCAATGGGCATTTTATCTAAAGGATTGTCAAACCACTCATATGGGTCAACCCCTAAATCATTTAACATAAAATTAGTCATCACTATTTCCATTATTATTTATCACTCCTTGTTTAAGGAGTTTTGATAAATCTGATGTAGAACCAACAAATAGTGCATTATTAACAGTAGTTGGTGACTTTTTATCTTCTTTTGTTAAGTCTTTTTTCTTCTGTTGTAAATCCATTAATTTGTCAGTTGTATCGGCAACATTCTTAATCAATTGACTGACAACTTCAAATGCTCTTGGTTGTTGACCATCTTCAGCAACTTCCATAATACGGTCAAGTGCTTCTTGACCTTTCTCAATCAAAGAATAAAGATTTCCTCGTGTATATTCATAATCACGATCTGTGTCATTTTTTTCCTCTTTATTTACTGGAATCTTTGACTCTGGAATAACTTCAACAGAATTATTAATATCTAAAGATTCATCTATAGCATCAAATTTACTCATACATCAACTCCTTTTGTTGGACTATAAATTTTTCCATCACTAAAATCAAAACGTTGTTCACTAAATCCAAAATCATCTCCAAGATCAATTAAGGCATCATCAGCAGCATTTACTGCATCTATAGATGTTCCACTATTATGTGTATCTATAACAGTATTGTCTTCACCTCTTCTAACTGTAATCTTATTACCATTAATTGCTTTAATATACATTAATTCATCACCAATAGCAATATAGGTATCAACAGTTAAATTATCAGTGCTACTAACTAAGAAACTCTTAACTGTCTTATTAATTTCCTCTTCAAGAGTGGTAACACCATCATCATTATAATCTTTGATTGCTCTTGGTTCAGCAATATATCTAAGTTGTCTTGATGAAGCAGTTCTATTTGTAGTTTCAGTATTATAATCAACTTGAACTTTCTTAATAAGTCCAGTAGAACTATCAGCAACAGGTCCAAATAAGAATGTTTTAGCTGTAAATGCTAAAGTATAAATTATTACTCTTTTTTCTTCCATACCACTTTCATAATTATCATCAAAAGATACACTATCCAAAACCATAGGTATATCTCTTTTTTCCCCAATAGATGAAACTAAATTAACAGTTAAATTAAATGATGGTTGAAAATAAGGAAGTATTTGCTCAATTATTTGTAGAGAATCCTCATTATATTGTGTCATTGCATATAACTTAAAACTTAAATTATATGGAACTGGCATGAATACTTTTCTTGCAGACTTTGATCCATCAGTAGTAAATGCTTTAAAGGTTTGCATTGTTGAAACCTTTCTTGATGAATCATATGATATCCCATCCATCTCAAAAGATAATCTAGGTAAAGTTATTGCAACTCTATTCCTTAAATCTGGTTTTTGTTCTAATCTCGCAACAAATTTTTCTGTAGGTCCATAAGCAATAGGAACCCTCACAGTTGAATATGAACCTCCAGATTGAGTCTTATGTTTTATATCAATAGTATTAAAAAGAGTACCAAAAGCAATAATGGTTCTCCTAATAATTTCATGGTAGTAATACGTTCCTAACATAATGTTGTTATATACCTATACAAACTATTTAGAAGTCTCCAAATGGATTGTCTTCTGAAAAATCTAAAATGGCATCTGCTTCAGTTTCAACCATAGTATTTTCACCAAAAGTATCATCATCATTTTGATCAGTTTTACTCTGAATAACATATTGAGAATCTGATCCATTTAAAGTAGTTCCGATTCCAACAACAGTTTCACCAATAGTAAAGTTTCCAGTAAGAGCAGTAACCTTTAATATTCTAGTATCACGATCCCAATCAGAAACAAATGCAGTAGCACCAGTAGAAACTCCCCTTACCATTTCTTTAAAGAGATAATCGCCAGTAGATAATCCAGCTTTAGTTGGTGCACTTAACGTCATTTCTGGAGCAGATCCAACAGTATATCCAGTTCCAGCATTAACATATCTAATAATATTAACTTGTCCCAATGTGCTTAGGTATGCATTAGCAACTGCTAATTCACCAGTCCATGTCTTAATACCAACTTCATTACTAATAGTAACTGAAGGAAGACTGCTTGTTGTATACCCAGTTCCAGCATTAGTAATAGTAAACCCAGTTACAGTGCCTCCTGCACCTATTATAGCGGTTGCAGCAGCAGTTTCCCCAGAACTAGGAGATGCAATAGTAACAGTAGGTGCAGCAGTATAACCAGCACCTGCAGCAGTAAGATTTAAACCACTAATAACAGTTGCACCAACAGCAATTACTGCAGTAGCAGTTGCTTTAGGTGATGGAGGAGTAATTGTAACTGTAGGTGCAAGTTCTGAGGGGAATGCATAACCATCACCAGCACTAGTAATAATAGGACTACCAAGAACTGTTGGTGCTATAACAGCAGTGGCAATTCCACCACTACCAAAAGCATTTTGACTTCTAATGGTAACTGTAGGTATTTCGGTATACCCATAACCAGGATTTATTATTTCTATTCTATCAATAGATTGACCTGTTTGTCCACTTCTACTTGTCATTATTGCAACAGCAGTTGCGTTTGAACCAGTAGCTGGAGCAGTAGATATTCCAATCAATGGTGGCATTGTGTATCCAGTTCCATCATGTATTAAATCTAATTTGTATACAGAATTTGCAGTTAATGCCAAATCTGCCAAATTAACAGTTGCAGCTGCAGTTGCAGCACTTACTCCAACCATATTAAGTTTAGTAGTATAACCAAACTCTACAGCAGCCTTATCTACTGCTTCAATACCAGTATCAATATTTTCATCAAGAGCATAATCATAAACCTCACAACTTAAACTATAAACATATAAATTACCAAGTTGATAAAATGGTTTTTTTCCTTCAACATACTTTATTTCAAATAAAGTATTATCTAATGGAAGATATATTAAATCTCCTTCTTCTGGTCTAGTTGCTACTTGATAAGCAGTGTCACTTTGCATGAAAGGAGTAACAAAATCTTCATATCTTTGCTTTGATATTACAAAAGTAACAGCATCAGTAGTTTGAACACCAAATTTTGTAAGTATATCCCCAGAACCTTCAAATCCTTCATAATTAACTAAGTATGCTTCCATTCTGAATGCATCATCAAAAGTAGATGCAGTCACCTCTTTCATAATTGTATTTTTATTGACAACTTTCCTTGGCAAATATACCACATCTTGCCCATAGATCTTCAATTGTTCATTGATAAGATCTTGTACTAATTTTTGCTCGTTAGTTGACCCTTGTAGAAAATATGGAGAAAGAGGCATAACATTATCCGATTAGATCCATTGGTGGGAGTTCATATTCAGTCTTAAGTTCATATTCTATCTGCTCAAGTTCTTTTACAGCATCATCATATATTTGTCTTCCATTCAACTGAATTCCACCTGGTAACATAACACCTTGGAATTTAATTAAATTTTGACCCCATTGTTTCTTAATAAGAGCAGTAACATACCGTTTCAACCACCAATCATTATAAATGTCAGTTGCAGTACCTGGATCAACTAACCTATAACAATCCATAATAATCCAAGTTTCTGTCATTTCAGCCCAATCAACATCCAAATATAAATTATGTTGTTTCTTATTAAATCTTATTTGAGTATCTGGTGTTATAAGTCTACTTAAATCTTCCAAATATGTCTTTGTCATTGCATAGTTCATCAAATCCAAAGCACCATAATAATAAAGATCATTTAAAAATAACTGGTATTTAATATTAAATAATCCACTAGATATAGTGCTTGCATCCATTTTAAATACTTTTTCTACACCAATGACATGATCTGGTAGTTTTAAGTAATTATTTGTTTCAATAAAACTATTTACATTTCCATCTGAATGGATACCATTACTAATACCAGTTGATGCTGAAGATGTAGTCTCTGTTGATTTTGCTTTTGTAATATCTGCTTCTCTTAACTTGTGTTTTAAATATACTCTTTCTATACCATCAAAATGTCTTTCCTGAAAATATTGAATACCATCATCAAGTAAATCATCAATTTGATCATCATCAACATTAATTTCCAATACAGGATATCCAAGTTTTCTTAAACAATAATCTTTAAGTGTGCTTCTGGAATTTGGTTTGGTCATTCTTCGATACCCTTATCTTCGTTAGTCATTTTTTGTTGCAAATTAATATAATCTTTAGTTAAAGATTCTAATTTTGCTTCTAATAAAATATTTTGATTTATTAATGTTGAAATTTTTTGGTGATAACGATTAACCAAAATATTCACGTCAACTTCACTATCCATAATCCTAGAATTCACCTCCATCGAGAGTTGTTGTCCAAGTCGGAACGCCAGAAGCGTTAGTAGTTAAAACATAATTTGAAGTGCTAATACCAGAAGCAGGAGCAACAGTAGATGTTTGTAATCCATTAGCATCAAAGTATACCACACCACTGGTAGCATAATCACCAGACTGATAGTAAATACCTTTAATATCTAGGAAACCTTTAGTTCCAGTAACAACACTTCCAGTTATAGTTGCATCTGGAATGTAAGTCCACATTCTCTGTGATTGTTTTTCAGTATCATCAAAACCAAAGAATCCAGTAGTAATACCTGCAATACCTGAACTTGTGTTATAATTAAATGCTATACCTCTATCAGTATTAGTATCTGTTGCATGTGTAATTGTTAATTGAGTTTCAGTAGTAATACCTGCATTAGTAGATCCTGAAAATGTAACTATTCCAACTGTTGCATTTACCTGAGTTACTTGTGTTCCTGTAGGGACAGGTAAAGATGGAGAACCACTAATCAAATCCCCAACAGCAATATTATCAACTGAATCTAATTTAACAGTTGATACACCAGAAGCAACTGGTAACATAACAGTTTTTTTACTAGTTACATCACCTAAATTAATTATTGGTTCATTAAGTGTTGTTGTAGTAGAATTGACACTAGTGGTAGTTCCATCAACTTGAAGACTACCTTTAATGATAACTAATCCATCACTATCCAATCCATCTGGATATGGATCAATGAATATTTTATTTCCTCCACCAGCTTTAGATGAAATTACATTTGACGAAATTCCTATATTATCAAATACTACACCACCATTTAGAAATTCAACTGGAACTCCATTAAATACCCATCCAGCACCAGTTACTTGAACTTTATCTGTTCCATCTTCATCATATTCAATCTTAGCATCAGCAGTTGCAGTACCATCTGCTCCACCACCAAATCCTAAGAAAGTATCATCAGGAATCATTACCTCACCAGATCCATTCGGGTTGAAGATAACGTCACCATCAGTATTACTAGATGAAAATGTATTTCCGTCTAGAGTTAAATTATCTACATTCCATTCATCTACCTTTCTGTTCTGGTCAAGAATTGCAACAAATCCATTTGCAGCAGTTGTTGGGTTTGTCTGTCCTGCAACTAAACCTGGACCAATACTCAATAAATCAGTGAAATATCTACCACCAATTACATCAACATCTCCTCCTAAACCACCCTGATCTCCAACAAATAATCTATATCCCTTATCACCGTGGGTTCCTACACCATCAGTATACGCTAATTCACCAAAATTTAGAGCACTTGGTGCAGCAGTTCCTGTTGATCTTTTTACTCTTATAATACTTGCCATGACTACCAACTACCTCCGTTAATATTAAGATCTTGTGTTGTTTCTGGTCCAGGTGTTAATTCTAAAGTTGCTGTCCATTTTGCAGTTGTATTGTTATATACTAAAACCATTCCATTTGATAAACCACCAGAAATATCAACATCACTAAGTCCACCAAGACTACCTCCACTAGAACCTCCCCCACCAGAGGAAAGAACTTTTATGGCATCTTCAGTTCCTACTCGAACATTAGTAGTATCAGATGTAGGAACTCTTACATTAATATCAGACATAAGTTAAGAAAGGGTAACTCCAGCAGTAACAATTGCACTACCACCAATAACTCTTGTTTTTAAACCAGCATCACTCTCTAATAATACATCATAAGTATATCTTCCAGCTTTCAATGAAGCTGTTACACCACTGGTGAGAGATATTTTCAATTGTCCTTGGGGTCTATTAGGAAAAGAAACAGCAAAGGTAGCGGTATCATTTAATGAAGCAGGATGCTTCTTCATTTTTGCACTAGCACTATATCCAGTCAAATTTAATGCAGAATTATTACTCCCTTCAAGGTTAAATGTCTGATTAAAATCAGCTCCTGCATCGATTACTATATTACTGATATATGCTGCCATTATTAGATTAAATAATATCTATCTTCAGGTATTTATAATTCAAGTATGTGTAATTAATTTCAATAATGATTTAATCTCCTCTAAATCATTCTTTACAGAAGCTAAGTCTTCTTTAACTTTATTAAATTCCTGTTTTTCCTTATATTTTGCTTTGGATAAGTTAGTAAATTTTTCAAATTCACTTTTATTATTATTGATAATTGCATTGGATTGAGTGTCTCTAATCAAAGAAACATCAGAATCTACCTTTAAATATTTTTTCATAATTAATAATTAAACATCAAATGATCTTAATGCAATAACTCTAAAATTCTTAAATCTTGGTGGATTTGATTGGTCTTTAGAAGTCATAACAACTTTTATTTGATATCCATCAAATTGTGGAAGATTTTCTGCAGTATACTTATACTCACTAAATGCATTTATTGTAGTGTTTGGATTAACAACTTTATCTGGTTTACCATCTAAATTGAATGGAACATAAACTTGTTGTTCAGGATCAGAATCACTTCTAATTAACTTATAAAATACACGGAAATTAGCATCTTTTTCTCTATGACCATCAAATTGAACATAGAATGAATTTGATGGGAATTCTAAAGAAATTGGTTGTGTCTCATAAATTGCATGATTTGGATCAGAACCAGGAATCCTTGGTCTACTATCTTCCTCATAATTAGATACTTCATCATTAACCAAATTACTTATAAGAATAATATTGGCACTATCCAAATCTATCATTGGTGAAACATCTTCTCTATTGCTACTAAGAACTAACTCCAAAGCAAACGAACTTTCATTGTTTAATAAATTAACTTCATTTGTTCTTGATGCAACTATTCTAGGATCATCAAGAATATTCATTTTATTGAGAGAAACAACTTCATATCCTTTATCTGTAAATGAATTTTCATTTCCACTAACACTTGTTCCAGAAATTGTCTTTATCCTTGCAGCAACATTTGTTCCTGTAGGATTAATCATAGTAATTCTTGGATCTATTGCTTCAAAAGGAACATTTTGAGAAATTCTAACAGCATGTCCACCACCATGCTTAGTTCTATTAAATGGTTTATTAGCAACATCATCATCTAATTTTAAATAATAATTATTGAAGGATCTATCTTTAGTTCCATCAATATTATGAACTTTATTAATCTTCCTTAAGGAAATTCCATTAAATTCATACTTACTAACTTTTTTCCTATTTGCTCTATGTAATGATATTAAACTATCATCAATACCTCTTTTATCGGTTGATATATTAATAACATTATTTGAAGGTGCAGCATTATAACCTATAATTTCTTTACCAATTCTCAAATAACCTGTATTAGCAGCACCAACAGTCGCCCCTTCAAATTTATCAAATCCTGTTGCATCTTCAAGAGTTATTGTTGTAGAATCATTGGTAATATTTTCAACTAAATTAGTTTGTTTACCGTCTGGTTTGAACCCTGAAACTGAAACTTTATTATTAGTTCCATGCATACCATGATTTCTGTGGTCTATTTTTAATGTGAAACCATTTCTGATTGAATCAGAAACAACAGAATTAATTTTATTTGCATCAAATGTTGTATTTACACCATCACCATCTATGTGTGTGATAGAACTACTATCAACAAAGTTCTTATCAATTTCATTAACCATTAAGTAATTAGTTAGACTAGTAAATCCTACTACTGACCTAACACTTGTTCCTGTAGAACCTAATTGATCTAATACTAAGAGGTCTCCAGTTTGATATCCATTACCACCATCGGTAACAGTTATAGTTTGAACTGAACCATTGGTTACCCTAACTGTTGCAGTGATAGCAGTTCCCATTCCAGTAATAGAACTTGCCCCAATTCCAGTATAATCAAAAGATCCACTAGTTGGTGTAAGTCCAACACCAGTAGTTGTTTCAAATGTTAATCCACTAGTTCCTTCTAAAACAGAACCACCAATCGATACAATACGACCAGTATTGGTTCCTTGTATAATTTCATTTCCAACTGCAAACTCTGTTGAAGTATTAGCCATAGAAACATATTGAGTCTTAGAATATGCAAGTACTGGATTATTCTTAAGAATTCTTCTATTGGTTATTTTATTATTGTAGAAAATAAAACTTGCTGGTGTATTAGTAACAAATTTTGCTTTATTTAATGAGAATTTCAAATCTTCATATTGACTAGCAGTCCAAGTAGAACTATTTTGAGATTTAAATAAAGATCCAAGATATGGTTGTTGATTACTTATTGCTTTTAAAATAAGATCTTCTTCACCCATTCTAGTAATAAATGTATTATATTTTTCGGTAGGAGCAACTAAAACTAAAGCATATTCTTGACCAGATTGCAAATAAACAGGAGTTGGGAATTTAAATGGTGTCGCAGCACTACTATCATCCGACAAATTAACATCATCTGGATCAATATCCATTTCACCAAAAGGAACTATAGTTGTTGTTGGAGATCCATCTCTCATAGTTCTTAATTGAACTGTTACTGGGTATTTTTCATCCTTAGATTTAAAGTATAAATTACCACCTGTTATGAAAATACCATCCTTATATTTCGATTCAACTAGGAAGGATTGTGCCAAAGGATCATACCAATCACCAGCTGTTGTTGTGGTATTTACATCTTCCTTATTTTCCGTTTCTTCTCTAACCTTTGTAACTATTCTATCATTACCAATTTGTTTTCTCTCTACATTAGCAGATTTAATTGCTAAAATTTGTTCTTGAGTATATTCTGCAATTCCAGATGCCAAATATGTTGCTTCTGCAGAACACTCTCCAGGATCCAACTGACTTTCATTAGTAGGACTAGTTGTTAATCTAATCGTATTAGTTCCTGTAGTAAATTTGGGATTACTTGCAATTTTTGGATCTGGTATATGTAATGAGAATGTTAAATGACCTCTTTCATCAGACATCAATACCAAAGCACTTATTTGGCATTCTGCATCACCACTTCTATTTGAAAGATCCATTCCCCTTCTTACCCAACCCAATTGATCAGGTTCAACTTCCATAGCAAGACTAGCAGTATCAATATTCAAAATTTTACTAGTGCTTGAATATTTGCTAGTTAATTTAGTTTTATTGTATGGTTCTGTTTTTTGCGTATCTTTTGGATCAGCAAATGGTCCAGATTTATGATTCTGTTTAGCAGCTCTGAATATTATATTTGGAAGTTCATCACCTTCTGCTATTCCTACTTCAAAATTACTTTCAATAATATCACCCTCAGAGAAAGATCCTCTAATCATTTCAATTTGAAGAAGTTTGGGAGTACAATATTCTGTTACATCAACTTCATCCATGAAAACATAGAATTGACTATTTGGTTTCAATCTTCTTGCATTAACTTCAATATTTCTGGATCTGCAATTATGAATAATGTCAGTTCCAACAACCTTTTTACCTAAATCGATATATGTTATTTCTGGAGTTACTTCGAAACCAAATGTTTTTTCAGTTCCAGTTTCTTGGAATGTTCTCTTTTCAGTCCATTTTGTATTAGTTGTAGTGGTTGTAACATCTCTTATAGCATTACCTTGATCTGCATCTCCATGTGGATTATGTTCTCTTGTCCTATGACTTGTAGAATTAGATTCTTCATTAAGTCTTTCTGTGCTAACCAATTCTTCTCTACCACTCCAAGTAGTTTCATGGGAATTCCAATAACTAGCTGCCATACCACCATTTTCACGATCTTCAACACCATACAGTGATGCCATAGCATCCCATTGAGAATTATCTTCAAATACAGCAGGAGTTCCAAGAGGAATCTCTTCAATCCAATAATCTGATGCTGGTTCCAATAAAAGACTGCCAGCATATAATGCAATATGATATGGGTTTAGATTCTCTACTCTTGTGGCAAGAGGTTGATTTAAAAACTCAACTTCATCAAATTTTAAAGTTAATCCTTGTCCATTTCTAGTAATGTTAGAATCTTCAAAATCTTCAATCCAACGATAATCAGCAGTAGTTTGACTTGCTTTAGATGATTTTGTCTCAATTTTAAGACTAACACTTCTTTCTGTAGATCTTGGTCTACATTCTCCTCTTTCCCTATCAATGTCAAAGTTAGACTCACCCCAAAAACTATGAGACTTATGATTTGTAAAATTATCTACAAAGAAACCAGATTTAAATTTATCTAATCCAGTATTTGGATCTTTAATTGATAAATTCTTTGTATCAGTTTCAAGAAGAGATAATGTAGTATATTCTTCAAGATTTCTAATTCTGTGTTCCAATCCAGAAATATCTTTCATTGTAAATCTCTTGTGAGATTTTAATCTAACACTAACTTGTCTACTTGCATTAGAAACATATGGTGGTAAAGAAATAACACCAACTTCAAAAGCTTCTGAATTTCTTTCAGGTGGTTTTGGATTTAATGAAGGTTCTCCTTTATCTATGTCAAATACTCCATCTTTTGTTAAATATAATCTATCAACTCGACCAAGATAATGTGAATAATCTACTACCATAGTTTCATTAGAAACTAAACTCTCTGTTGGTGAATTGGAAAAATCTCTACTTCCAAATGCAAACGGTGAAACAGAAGATGATGTATTGTATGATGGAACTCTTGGTCTAATATCAATAAAATCTGAAGCTTTCCTACCATCAACGGAAGGTATTTCATTTGAATAATTTAATGAACTGTAACTATTAATAGATTCTAATGTTCCGTCAGTTCCAACACCAGATCGTGAATAATGATCAAATATAACTCTAACTTTTCTTGTAGGTTCATTAGAATTAACATCTCTTATTAATCTTCCATAATCAGCATATTCTGCTCTCTGACCTTGATCTAAAATATAATTATCAATTATATTTGTATCTCCAGAATCTATATTACTAATGGTTCCTATTATCCCAGAAGTTTGTAAGGTAAAGGATTCTTCAAGTTCCAAAGACTTATCATTTTCATATACAAAAGTTAATTGGGTTGAACTAGGAATACTAACAACACGACAAACTGCACCAGAAACAGATCCAATTAATTGTTCTCCAACAATTACATTATTAGTAAATGGATCTGATTGGAATGACACAGTTAATGATGGGATATCAGGATCTGTAGTATCATCAGATTCAAATACTCCCAAAACTCTATGAATTTCTGGAACATTTAGTGATATTTCCTTATCTTGAACTCTTGTTCCATAAACTTTGCTAAATGTTAATCCATCATTAAGTGAAGTTGTTGTTATTCCTGATGCTGAATTATTGGATCTATTTATTACAAGACTAGAACATCTTGTTATATTCTTTTCTATGGATGAAAATCTAGTTCTCTTTACTGTAGCAGTTACTGTAAATGCTGCATTAGCACTAAGACCACTAATAGTTAATGTTCTACTGTTATTACTAAATGTAAATTGTGCTGCCCTTAAAGTTTCTCTTACACCATTACTATCCCTTGTAATTACATACCTAATTTCAGTAAAAGGTTCAAAAGAAAGATCATCCCCATGACTACTCAAATTTAAAACTAATTGGAAATTAGAAGATGTTTGATTAAATTTCTTTCTGACAATATAACTACTATTTAAAATATTCAAGGATGAAACATTTGATCTTTCAAATGGTATTATAAGTCCAGTATTTCCAGCTTCAGATAAGAATGGAATACGAAGATCAACTTCATTCGGAGTTATGTTAACACTAGGTAAAGTTCCTCCATTATTAATACCAGTAACATTCGTTACTGCACTTATTCTAAGTTCACTAGTTAAAACTTCATTAACCCTAGCATATGTTGGAATTGTGTTACCATCACCAGCTCGATTATAAGAAATTATATCCCCATCTCTGACTATTGTTTTAAAATCTGCAACTGAAGAAGAGGTGATAGTTGATATTCCACTAGTCGCATCTCCTGCTGTTATGAGAAATTCACTATTTGGTAAAAATACTCTACTAGTGCGATTTAGAGACAAATTAGCAGCAAAAGTAGTAGTTCCACTACCAATACCATCAGCACTATGAAGTGCTTTTATATCTGTATAATTATAATCTCTAACAGTTCCAATATTGCTACCAATTTCTATTCCATTAACTATTAGTGGTTCATTAATTTGAAACTCACCTCTAACATCACTTAAAGTTAAAACAGATCCAACACTACTTGCAGAATCAACAAAACCAGTAGATCCACTATATTTTCCTTCAATTTGATCATTAACAGCAATTAAAGTAGTAGAAGCTAAAGAAACCTTTGTAAATGTTTGAATATCAATCAATCTAACTTGATAATTTGCAGAACCAATTGGATTAAAATCATATACTCTAGCCTTTCCAATTACACTGCCATCTTGATCTGAAACACGTTGTGCATTGGTTCTTCTATCTAATAATTTAATACTAGTATCAAATCCAACAGCAGGAGATCCGAAAATATTTTCAACAGTAGCAATATTTCCAATTCTAATTGGAAGAACAACATCTTTATGTGATTTTGATGTTCTTGGTTTTAATACATCTACAGAAGATGTAGAAATTTTATCTATCTCATATCCTTTAACATATGCTTTTCCTTCAGATACCTGAAGAGTCATCAGATCATCAGATGGTGTATTTCCATTCTGAGTTTTTTGTGTTGGTAAATATATTCCTCTATTTGCTATTCTGTTATTTAAAGATTCTCTGACATCAACTGAAAATGGACGAATATAATAATCACCAGACTCATCGTATGTTCTTCTAGCTAATTCATCCTTAAAAATATTATATTCTGTTCTATTAACATGTCTTTTAAGTTCTCCATCTTCAATACGAATCAATTCAACAAAATTTAAATCATCTGTATCTGTTAATAATTTCTTTTGTAATGAAGCAGATATTCTAAATCTATCAGCACCTGGAGCAGTTTCATTAGAATATCCCTGTGCATTATCAAATAAATCAAAATTAGCAAGTGATGGTGCAACAATTTCTTCGTTTATATTTAAACCAATTCTATAACTTGGTGAATTACTATATTGGTCTAAAATTATTGTAGAAGATGGAACTTCAACAAAATAACCTCTAATGAAGAATATACCTTCACTAATTGAAGCAGAACATCCAATTTTATTTGAACTTGAAATTATAGTTTGAGCAAATTGACTATTTGCTGATATTTTTGTATTTGCATATTCAATATCAGAAAGAGTAACTAGTCTCTCTCCGTCTTGAAATTTTTTAGAAACTCCATCATCTCCTGCCCCAGAATACTTAACATATAATGTATCAAAATTATCTGATGATTCTACATCAGTAATTCTATTAACAACTGTTGCTGTAACACCAGATATATCACCTTTTATTTCTATCTTATTATCTGCCAAATATTGAGTGTAATTCTTTACTGGTATATTAAGAAAGGTTGGATCTAATCTTACTGCAAAATAACTTTTATCAACGATTGTTCCACCAGGAATAACCATTGAACCTTCTTTGAAAAAATGTTGCCCAAATTTCTCAATTTGATTCTGTAAAATAGTTTGTAACTGAGTTAATTCTCTGGATTGAACAGGATAACCTGGTTTAAATAAAACTCTGTTATAATTCTTAGATGAATCAAAATCATCATAATATGGTGAGATATTTAAGTTGGTAACTTGGGTCATTTTTTTAGAACTCTATTATAATTTTGACTTCTTCTTTTTGTGTAGAAGATCGGGTAACTGTATTTCTATTATCAATATAAATTATATCTCCAGAATACTTATCAACATCAGGATTAGCATGTCCATTTGTAAAAGATTGTCCCAAATTAGTACCAGTAGTGGTATCGGAATCACCAGAAAATGTTGTATCAACAAGTCTATTGTTTTGTGCACCAGTAGCAGTGCAATAGATAGTTGTTGATAAACCTACAAATGGTTTAAGTTCATAACCATAAGCTTGTTGAGTTGAAAACCCAACTGGCTGATAGTATTTAAGCACTTTAGTATTCTTGTTCCAAGATGCAACTAACCCTACAGAAACAGCACCGTCAGGATGAACCATTGTAATTTGTTTATTATTTGGATACTCAGTTTGACTAGTATCTCCAGTTAATTTTAATGCTCCAAGGGTAGTTGCAGTAGTAGTATTTATCAACTCATTGGTGGTTGATCCATATCTAATTGGATCTTTAATAACACCAACTCTAGAAAAATTATTACCTGTAACATAATCTGGTCTATCTTCTACAGTATCATCAAATTTAGAATATAATAGAACTCTATACGCACCCAATTCCCTATAAATATCAGCACCATGACCACCTTTAGGTGGTATTATAACTTCAAATTTAGCTTCAGTTGAAGAAGTAACTCCTTGAGCAGATCTAGAATTTAATTCTAAATGTGCTCTAGTATATCCAGATCCACCGTTAGTTATTGTTACTTCAGTAACTTCACCAGAAGTTATTTTAACAGATGCCCTAGCTTCACCATCGCCATCACCATATATTTTAACATTAGTAATATTATAAGTATCAGTTATTGGTAATCCACCACCAGGATTGAACTTATAACTAGATCCCCTAGACTTTATTAAAGCTGTTTCTAATTTACCATCAACAGCAGAATTTTTAATTGAAGATGTATTAATATCACCCCAATTAGATGGAACAGGTATATAATCATCAGTACTAAATCGAATTACATCAGACGGTTTGATGGTGAAAAGATATTTCCATAGATATCCATCTGCCCCATTTCCAGCAACCTGTGGAACAAGATCCACAAAATTTGGTTCAATTAATGATTTAGATGCAATCATATTTCCATTTGCATCTGGAGAAGATCCATTATTGATGCAAACGTAAACTTTATATTCAGAATTAACAATATAATATTTGGAATCATATAAATTCGATGATTTAGTCACATTTGTCTTACCATCACGATCTACACTATTTTTATACATGTCATAAGTAGATCCAGACTGCCAATCAATTCTAGGAACTACCCTTGCAATATCACCAGAAGAGATCCTCTTCATAAACAACATGCTATCATGATATAAATCTTCTTGCTGAAAAGAATCTTTTGGAGCAATGGGTTCTCCATTAACATCTACCGATTTATAGTTCTCAACAGTTGAGTTATCATTATCAGGATGACCTAAAAAACTATAATAATATGATGTTGTACCAATGCCAGCAAAACTTTGCACAAAGGTCTCAGCATTGGTTATTCTAAATTGATCTGTTATTATTGCTGGCATTTTTACGTAATAAGTTACATTTTTTGATTATTTATACTTCAAATTAATAGATCTGTTTTAATTGAAGTGTTCTAGAAATTTGAGCAGAAGTTTCAATTCCTAATAAACCATTTTGATTATGGAATTCATAAGATTCACCACTTCTAGAACCAGATGTAGTAATTGTTCCCCAACTATAAAAACCAATATCTCCAGTTATAGTGTGAATTCCAATATTTGTGCTTACTCCAACCAATGATGTCACATTGCAAGTGACTCTTCTAGTTGTTGAATTGACATTAGTATAATGGTTAACATAATAAACATTATCTGCAAATGATTTACCAACACAAACAACAGAATCTTGATGTTCTTTTATAGAAGTTACTCCATCACCAAATAAAGTTCCTTTAATAACAAGATATTGTCCAGTAACAATACCTGTTCTATTAGCATCAGCTCCTGGTGATGTTGCTGTAGGAACAATATCAAAAACTAATGCGGGAGAAGTTGTAGATACCCCAGAGTTAGATCCAGAGGTTTCACTCTTTATACCAACAATAGTTCCATAATCTCCAGCATATGAAACTGAATTATGAGATTCTTCTACAACTTTTGGAGATTCAATATTAACCAATGGTGGAGTAGAATATTCAGTTCCAGCATTATCAATAGTAAATCCAGTTATAGATCCATTAGTAACAGTAGCAGTTGCTTGAGCAGTAATTCCACCACTATTGGGTGATTGAATATAAACTTTAGGAACAAATGTGTATCCTGAACCACCATTAGTCAAAGAAATAGATGTAACTGTCTCTGTAGATTCATTAATTATAGCAGTTGCAATTGCTACTTGACTATCACTTTGATCTATTATTTTTATATGATTTGAAGTTTCAGTTAAATTATCAATACCATTAAAAGAATATGTCTCTACAACATTAAAAGTAGTATCACTAGCAGAAACAGGAGCAACAATATTAGTAACTGGATATGTTCTTGATGTCCACTCAACTCTATTTTTTGTAATTAACTCACTATCAATAACTTTATCTGATAATTGTTTCTTCCATCTAACTGGTCTGGTGTAATCAGGATTACTACAAATACCAACACCAGTATAAGTTTGAGTTTCTAAAATAGTAGAAGATGTAAGTTCGTATACAATTCTTGGATCTTGGATACCCTTATTAATGTTTAAATCATCATCTTCCCATTTATCCAAAATTAATCTATCACCAGGTTTGATTGTTGGATCTACATCAACACTAATAACATCTGCATCAGAACCAACATAGAAATAAATCTTAAATTTACTTCCTCCTTTCGGTGCTTCCTTAAATTTGAATCTAGTTCCACCTTCAAATTCATAATCAACTCCTGGTTTCTGTAATACGTCATTTAAGAATACCAAAAGATTATTCTGTAAAGTTATTCCAGATTCCTCTTTAGCAACAATACTATAATATTCTTTATTGGTTATGGTTCTTGTTAGTAAGAATGATTTTCTAAACCCATTAAAATATGAACTAAAATCATCCAATTCTATAAAATTACCAAAACTCCAAGCAGCAAATTTATCTTGGTATCTATTCTTAACTGTTATATTAAATGCACTTGTTCCAATTCCAACATTAGGAAGTCCATAAAGTTCTAAATTATCCCCAATTTCATAACCAATTCCCCTATCAGAAATTTCAAAATCAATAATACTACCACCAGTACCAACAACAACATCCATCTTAGCTCCAGATCCACTTCCACCATATAATGGTATATTTTTATACGGTGCAGGTCTGTCAATTATTAATTTTGGATCATCAGTTGCAGCAGTATATCCTATTCCTGGATTTGCAATCTTAATCTCGGTAATCGTTCCAGCAGCACTAACTACAGCAGTAAATGCTGCACCAACACCTGCTCCTGCTCCAACATTTACCACAATAGTATTTGCTGTAAAACTAGTAATTCCTAAATTTTGTCCAGAAGCAGGGTCTGTTGTTCTTGGATATGTTTTATTTGAATTGAAACCATCTCTAGAACATTGGAATGTTAATGAATTATTGGCAATTTGAACGGTATTACTTGTAGTTAAATTATGAGAACCAACAGATAATAATAAATTACCAGTTCTAGAATTATATTCTGCATAAGTTGGAGTTAAATTTGGTCCAGAATTAGGATTAATAGAATCTAATGTAGAACTAACAAATTTGTGAGTATAATGTGAATAAGTTACTGCTATTGAAACTTTAGGTGGAGTTATATAACCCTGACCATGAGTTGCTAAACCAACAGAGGTAATTGTTCCTCCTGCCCCAATAGTAACATCAGCAAGTGCTCTTGTTGGAACTTGATATCCACTTCCAACACCAACAAAGAATTCATTAATCCTTCCACCTCTTGGTATATCAGTATTATCGTTAGCATCATCAGGATTAGCAAGAAAATGAATTGTTGTTCCACCACCAACAGGAGAAACAATTCTATAATCTGATTTGCGTGTAGATCCAACGTCACCATAAAATGGTTTTTGGAAAATATTGTTAATTAAAACTGCACCAAAGAAACTACTAACTCCTACTGGAACGAATTGATTATCTTTCTTTAAATCAAATTTCTTCGTAGAACCATCAAAATCTTCAGAAATATCATCAACAATTAAATTATTATTTGCCGTACGTCCAACTGCAACATCATCTAATCTGTAATACGACCTAGCACTAAAACTAGATTTCGTGCTTAATGCATTACTTCCAGTTCCAATACCACTAGCATCACCCCCTCCAGTAGGTCCATATGGAGCCTCAACGAAATGAATATTTCCTCTTTCTATTTTATAATCTCCATATAAAACAGTCACTGCAGCACCAATAACATGCGAAGCAGGTGTAGTTCCCATATATCCACGAACAACATCTACAGAACTAGTTCCAACTCCAACTGATGAGATATAGAAAATTTCATCATCTACTTGGAATAATGTCTTTCCTGAAAGTTTTGACACATTATTGAAAAATACATTAGGTGAACTGCTGGTTATTGCACTAGATAAACCAACAGAAATTACTTTTTTACCTAAAGGACTTTGAATCACATTATCAATACTTACAAGGGTTCTTGCACTTGCTTGATCAGAAGGAACAGATAAAGTATGAGTTCTACCAATTCCAATAACATTCATAAATGAAACTGCAACTCCAACTCCTTCATAAGATTCTGATTTACCAATTGCTAATTTAATAGAATCGTTATTTATTTTAATAGCATAAACTGAAGAAGGTAAAATAGTAGTAGCAGCAACACCACTACCAGGAGACCCAGTAGAAGCAATACCTATTCTATTTCCACCTGTATTTGGATAATAATCTAATTTTTCACCAGTATTAAAATTGTGATTTAAAATAGTAATTACATCAGTTACTGTATCAATACCAACAGGGTCAAATTCATGATGTAATATAGTTTGATTATCTGACTTAAGTTTAAATGTTGTTAATCCTACAATTTGACCTCCTATATTTGAACCATATCCTCTCACATTTACAGTAAATGTGTTGCTATTAATCTCATCAACTTCCAATACACCGTTATCAAGTGATCCATTTGATGTTGAAGCAGGATCATGTCTTCTAGGATAATCATGATAAGTTTTATGATCATCCTTATCACAAGTAAATGTTAAAGCAAAATCATTAATTGTAATTGTATCCCCATCACTTAATCCATGATTAGTAGTTGTAACAATAGTCAATACACCTGTTGTTGGATTATATGAAGTTCCAGTAGTTGGAGTTAAAGTTCCAGATGCAGTAGAAGATATTATATTAATACTATTCGAATCTGCAGATACGAATTTATGATCACCAGTAAACGTAATACTTCTACCGTTAAATTGCCCACTAATATCATCATGTATTAATACTTTATTTGTTTTAGCTTCAATATAATCAGTTAATTTTTTGCTTTCAAATTGAACTTCTCTTGATAATAATTCAGCTATAGTTTCCTGTTCAGATACAAAATCATAATCAAATTGTTCCCAAACAGAGGCATCTGATGAAATTTCAACTTTAAAGTCAATATTAGAACTAACACCAACAACACCAACAAATTTGCTATTAATAATTTCATAATCAGCAAAATTCTTATAACCAGATATATGTCCTAAACTATCTACTGGTTCTTTCCAAGTATCATAATCAACTTCCGTCCTAAGAGCATATGAGAATCTTTGATAATAATTATTATCATGCAATCTTTCGGTAACGTTATTGAGTTGATTTCTATTATCTTTCCAAAAACCAATAGATTCTGCTAAACTGTCAACTTTTAAATTAAAATCATAAGTAGAATAATTCTCTATTGTTGCTCTAGCATTCCCTAAGAAACCAACAATAACATCTCCATCATCAATTTTACCAGAGATATCAGTCACTCTCAATGTTGCAGAGATTGGATCCCAACCATTTTCTGCAACATATGCAATAGCTTTTCCACCATCAATTACTATCTTCTCACCATCAAGATAATTTACAGTAGTAAATTCTGGTTTAAAGGATGCCAAATCTTGCACTTTGATGACTCTACCAAAAAGATAATCAGGATCAAACGCTCCAGCTTCTAAAGTAGATATTCCAACAAGAGAATATTTAACAGTTGGATTTGCAGCTGCATCACCAGCATTAACTTCTGTTACATCAAAATATCGATATTGATAAGAACTAGAGTTATAACTGGCAAGAGTAGTAGTAGCACCACCAATAGTCTGAACATTCTCAACAAAAATTTTATCTCCTACACTAAAAGGCATTCCTCTAGTAAATCCACCTTGAGGTGCTTTTAATTCTAGAGTAACAACTTTACTTGAACAAGTTGCACCTATAATATTAACTCCATTTGAGTTAGTAATTGGAATAATTTTCAATTCTTCAGATAATCCACTATCATTACTAATAATTTCACAAGAAGTAACAGCATTACCTTGAACTATAGTTTTAATAGAAATATTTGTATTACCAATACCAATTGCCTTTGGTGGAGTAGTATAATCTTGTCCACCAGTAGCAACACCAACAGATTCTAATGTCAATATGTCTTTTAATTTTATAATTGCATAACTACTTGATTTTGGTTCTAATGTTTTATTTTGAGAAAATTCCCATCCTTGATTAAAAACTTCTGTTCCATTAATAGAACCAATATCATCTACAGAAATATCAATTACAGCACTAACACCTGTGGTGCTACCAATTGAAGTAACTGCTGGTATTTCTTTCGTCTCATTTCCTATATTAACAATATTAAGAGAACTAATACCACCAAGTTCATTAGTAGAATTAGTAGAATACGTAGCAGTAGAAAATCCAAGATTTATGTAAGAACTATAAACATCAGTTTCTGCAGTTCCAACAATAGAATTGTAAGTAATAGAAGTATTCCCAACTGCAGTAATAGTATGTAAACCATTAAACTTAGTTGAGACAATTTTAATAGTAGAATGATCTATAACATCAGTATTAACAAAATTTTCTATTGAATTATCCTCTAATCTATAGAAAATAGTATCTGGTAATTCTGTTTTACTATCAATTTCAATTCTAGTTGATGTAGATCCATCACCAATAATACCAGTTCGAGTAATTGAATTTAAAGGTGTCCTAGAATCTCCATATAAATTTTTAAAATCTTGATCATGATAGAATTTAAGTTCATAACCACTCAAACTAGAATCAGAAACATCAATTCTTAAAATATTTCCTTTATATAAATTCAATTTTGGATTTATTTTTGATAATGTTCCAACACTTCCCACTGTAAATAAAGTAATATATTCATAAGGGAATTTTGTAGCATTTTTATAAGATGTAGCAAGTCGAATAATACTACTTGATATTTTTATTACATAATAAATTTCATTATTTTCCAATCCTCCTATAGGAGCACCAGAAACTTCATATAATACACTATCACCAGTTTCAAATCCATGATTTGTAATTGTTATTGTTGAAGCATCTGTTCCTATACCAATTCCACTACTTCCTGCATTTTTAGGATCAGAAACTAAAGTGTTTAGATACTTACTAAACTTAAATATAACGTCCTGAGGTTGATTAGGAGTGACATTTAATCTAATTTTATCACCTATACTCATAGAATGGTTAGTTCCAAGAGATATTGTAGTATTAACTTTATTAGAAAGACCAGTAACAGAATTATCTGAAATTTTTTCTATTCTTATTCTATCACCAATAGTCATAGGAAGACTATCAACTTCTTTAAAATAAACATAAGAAGTTGATAATCCACTAAGTGTATTAGCAGCAAGTCCAAGTTTTTGAGTTGAAATTCCAATATATTCATCACTTATTTTGACACAATATAAATTACTTTCATCATTAAGATTAAAATATGGAGTTAAACTGTCAAACTTAGAAGCAGTAATAGTTCCACCATAAGAAACAAGAGATAACTTTTCCCCAGTTTTAAATTTATGATTTGGAAGATAAATTGCTCTAGCTGGAATCGATTTTAATACATTAGTGCTACCAGCAGTTCCTACTACAACACTACTATAAGTAGTTCCAATACCAACAGAATCATTAACAGAAAAATATTGAACCTTAACTTCTTCTAAATTTCTATTTTCTAATTTAGCACCAACAATATCATAAGTAAATTCTCTCTCTAGTTTATAAGCAGAAACATCAATATTATGAGCAGGGCCCAAAGTATTGTCATAACCTCTAGAAACAAAATAACGATTATTAACTTTATCTAAACCTAATATTTTTATCCTTTCAGACTCAATTTGAATAACATCATCAACTTTAATCTTACCAGTAGTAGTTGGTTCATCTAATTGTATGAAAGTAGATATTCCAGTTGTTGTAGTAGCAGCAATTGCAACGGCAACAAATGTTGTAGTGCTATTAACACCAATAGTTCTTAATCCTTGAATATTATGATAATATGATGAAGTTATACCAGAAATTTCAACAACATCTCCATTACCAAGAATATGAGGTGATGGAGTAATACCAATTACTTTATTATTAATTATTTCAAAGTTTATATTATTATTTGTAATGTCATTATTTTCAATAATTTTTATCTCTTTACCAATTATTTCTTTAATATTGGAATTAATAGAAGTATCATTAAAACTTAAATTTTCTCCTACTTTATAGTTTTTTCCAGGAGATGATGGGGTAATAGTTTTTACTCTTCCAAATAAAGTATCTCTAACTCTTAATTTGGGATTAGTATTTAAAGGATCTTCTAAAAATGGATATTGTCTATATGGTTCACTAATTCCCAATGGAGTTACATTTCTCTTATAATCACCAGAATTTAGATACTTATCAGTTTGTTGAATACCAACATCATAATTAAATTCATCTGTTATATTTCGATGTTTAATCGTAGTATATGGAAAATCTTTATCTATAGACGTATTAGTAGAAAAATATGCATATATTCCATCTGGATATTCTGGAGTTTTTGTAAATCTACCATTATATTCATCCAAATCACCACTTCCTTTAATATACCGATAATCATCAACAAAGAAACCATTAGGTTTGTTTATATTTGGTCTTAATCCACTATCAGTTACTAAATCCAATGCATAACTAGATTCAACTTTCGTTATACTTCCAATACCAGTAATGGGATTTTCATATCCATAAGGACCGTAAATTGGATTACCATCATAAGACCAACCAACTATTGGAGAATGGTCAGGTTGACTAACTTCACTTCCATTGGTTATATTGTCACCAAGTAATTCTCTATATTCATCACCACAATAAAATGATGCTAATTTATTTTGTAACCTAACCTCAGAATCGACCTGAACAGTGTCTTTATGGTCTGCTACACCCAATATAGTAGAATATCTATTAACTGCGTTTATATGCCATTTATGAACGTTTGCAGCAAGTTTCTGACCATATCCTGATGGAATAACTTGAATAATAGTGTCTCCATCAACATATTTTTGTCCTCTATCAATAATATCAACTGATACAATTTTTCCACCACTCACATTTGCTTTTAATTTAGCATAATTACCAGAAGTTGTACCAATTCCAACAACTTTTAACTCTGGTGGTGTGCTGTAATCGTTACCAGCTATTGCAATACGAATATCACTAATTTCCCCATTAGTGATAATTGGTCTCAAATCTGCTTTCTCACCAACATTTAATTTAACTTGAGGTAATTTTGTGTAATTAATAACATCAGTGACTCCATAACCAATTCCACCATTTCTAATAAAAATACCATCTAAATTTCCCTTTATAACTGGATAACACTTAGCAGTATAATATTCTGGAATAACTGTAGTATTTCCAATAGAAGGTGATCCCTTAATAGTAACACTAATATCTGGATATTTAAATGTATGTGTCCCAACACCAACAGATTTTAAATTAATATACTTTCCATTCTTATAATCTTCACTTTTTCCAAATAAATCAGTAGTTACTTGTTTGTTCTTAGTAAGAATATGATCAGAAACACTTGCACCTTTTTCTAATTGTATACCCCATATACCTAGTGTTCCTGTTTTACTTGCACCCCTACCATTAGTGTAAAATCTTAATCTTATATTATTATTAGTTCCTAATTTATCATACACAGTTCCCCATACTCTTACCCAACCATCAGATAATATCTCTCTACCAATATTGTATGGTTTTATTCCAAAATATTGATCCCCAGATAATGTAGTTTCATTACTAGCTACTGCAGTCAAAGTATCAGTATCAAAATTGTATCGTAATAATGATCCTCTTACATCGTCTTGAACATAAGGCATAGAAGTAAAGAAAACATAAGACTCAAATAATTGTTCTGAAGTATTAACAGTTCCTGCCTTAATATAAAAAGAAAATGTATATTCTTGTGTAGAACTAGGTTCTATCTCAGTTATTTGTTGGAATTGAGTTCTATCATCATTAGTATCAGTATCATTAACAGTCCATGCCGTTGTTCCAAACGGAGAAGTTAAATTTTCGGTTCTAGCATTACTACCAATACCAGTAGACCATCCAACATGTGCAATACTATCATCTTCAGGTATGATACCTAAATTTGTGCTATAAGTTAGTAAATTTGTTCTTCCACCTATTGCACCAGCATTTGATAATTTAAATTTATTATTATCTAAAGAAGTAACAGTATATCGAGTAACAGTAGTTAATCCAAGAATTTGATCATCAGTAGTTTCATATTGAACAATATCACCACTTGCAAATCCATGATTTTTAGCATAGATGTAACTATCATAAGTGCTTATTCCTACAAAGGTTTTAAATAGATCCTTATTATCACTTGGAGGATAATGTTGAGAATCAACTAAAATCTTTTTATTATGGAATGTGGTTCCAGGTTCAACTATTGAAATTCTATCAACAATTTTTCTTATTTTTCTAGATTCAAAGGTATGTTGTTGAGTACCATAAGCCAATAAATCAATAGTGTTAATTCCAGCAATTGCATCATCCTGATTTACAGTAAGAGAAAAGGATTTTTCTCCTTTATTCATAATATAGTAAATTGTATTTGAATTTAATCTACTTGTATCAAATCCAACTGCTGTACTTCCAATTCCAATTGGTGTCCCTGATGCAATATATTCTACTTCTTCACCATCCACAAATCTATGTGCAAAACCTAAATTTATTTGATCATTAGTTAGATCAACTCTTGCTATACCTCCTTCAAGATCAGAAAAGGATATTGAATGAATATATCCTTTCATTGTTGCTTCAGCTCTTGCATTAATACTATTTCCACCTTCTATTTCAATAGAAGGAGTATCAAAATAATCAAATCCCCCATCACTTACAATAATATCCTTTAATTCACCACTATATCGACCATAAACTTCACCATTACTTCCATTATCATCAATAATACTGATTGATGGTGGTTGGACAATATCATAATCTTGTCCAGGATTAAGAACATCAATATCATCTATTTGACCATAAGAAATAAAATCATCTAATATTGGAGAATATAATTCCAATCCATTCAATTGAACTCCAACTGGTCCTCGAATATTACCAATATCAATTATTCTATCCTTTGGTGTTTTTAATATCTTTTTAAAATTATTTTGATTTGCTAAAAATTCATTTGCCAATTTAAATGGAGTAATATAGCATTTATGTGTAACTCCTAAACCAACAAAATCTATAAATCTATCAATATCAACATCAGATTTTGTAAGTGCTATCTTAAAGTTATCACTATCCAATACTTTAACATAATATCTTCCTTTATCTAAATTTGATCCATTTGTAAGTAATAATCCAGCATCTGTATCATGATCAAAATAAATTTCTTCACCATTAAGAAAATTATGTGCTTCTGAAATTGTATTTGATGTAATTGTATTGGATCCAAATGAAATTTGTCTATTAGTAGAATCTATTGGATATGATGGATACCCAGAGAAAGAAACATATGTATTTTCATCATCATCTGTATATGTGTTTTGTATATTTGTTAATAAATTTACTGGAACTACGGTTTTTTCAGCTAAATCATCAAGAAATGATACATATTGCAATCTTTTTTTAATTTGATGCTTTCTATTTGCATCCAATACTACTGGATCTCCATTACTATCCATAATTTCCAAATTGCTTCCATTAATACTAGCAATTTTAGCTCTTTCATATTTGGTTATTGGAATAGTTGGGAATCTTCTATCGTAATCAATAACATCAACAATACAATCTTTATATAAAAAATGATTGGGATCCTTTAATATCACATTATTACCTTGAGTTTCTCCAATCGCAACATTAACCTTTTCTACATTCAAATAAGAAATATTATTATACAACCAAGTATCAAACTTTGGTCCTGACATTTTTTCGCCAAAATATTTGACTTTAATTGTTTCTCCTTTATTTGTGTATAGTGAATTGCTTACATTTTTAGCTGGACCTGAAACAGTTCCAGTAATTCTCATTACACAAACTTTATTAGGATCATGATTTTCATAACCATAAAGAAATGTTCCATCAATAATATGAGAATTTTCTAATAATCCATTATTAATAATTCCTTCACATCCAAAGAATTGATTTTCAGATTTTGATGTATATGTCGCAATTAACCATTCATTTCTTTCATTTTGATAATAAAAAGACCCACTATCTGGAAATCCTATAGTAGAATCAACATTAACTGTTGATAAAACAAGACTTCTTTCTGTTACATTGGTTTTTACACCTAATTTAAATTTACCAAAATGCCCCTCCTTTGAAAATGACAATTTATGATATTTTTCTGTTCCTAAAAATACTTCTTGGACATTAGATACCGTTCCACTTGCGGTAGGATTATCAAAATTACCCTGGAATACCTTAGTTTCTTCTATTTTTAAAGGATCACCAGAAATAACCTTAACGATCATATCATCCGTAACTATCCATTCTGAATCAGAAGATGATATAGTATAATTAAAAGGTTTAACAATATCTACACTTTTTCCGAATAAAACTTTAAAAAGAATCTCTAAAGATGTATCAGTTCCTTTAGAAGTATAAAAATCCTTTGCTCTGGATAGAATATTTTGTATAGAAACACCGTTTATAAAATCTCTTTCTTCAAATCCTGGTAAAAATTGTGTTTTATACTTTCTATAGAACTCAAGAACAAATACTAGACTTAAATTCTGAACGGAAGCTCCAGCAGCATGTCCAGAACTATCAGTATCACTAAATGTAAGAAATTCAGAGGTTCCACCTTGAGAAATATCAGAAATACCACTAAAACCACGAACACATCCAGTAAATGAATTGGCAGTTTTACCAGTATATGTGATAATTTCATTATCAATCTTTAAAAGACCATATTCTTCAGGAAAACCAACAGTTGTGTTTACAGGAATAACATCATCAAAGGCAAAAATTTCGGAAAGTGTTGCAGTTGGAACAGCAGCATAAACCAAATCATTATATTGTGGAATATCCTTTAACCAAGTTAAATTGTCAACAAGATATGTTGAACCAAATTCACGTTCTTCTGTGATATAATATTGTTGTAAAAAATCATTGAAATCAGGATTTTCTTCATGTATAAAGTCAAGAATTTGACCATCAAGTATATTTGAGATTTTTACCTTATTTTTAGAAGTTGAAGTTCCGATCATTTTTATCTCGTATATTTTTTACTGCTAATGAAACTAGATGGAGGTTTGTACATGTTACCAGACCTATTTGCACCAGAAGAAATTACATCTTCAATTAAGTGTAATGCACTATTTCCTGTAGTATCTAGCACAATATAAAGGTTCTGTTTTGCGACAATATCATTGGATTCTGGTATTACTTCAATTTCAATTCGATCATTCAAACTTGTAGATGTAATATTGGTAGGATAAAGTATAATTTCACCCTTATTGTAGTGAATTTCACCTGCTTTTTCATTCACATACAAGACTTCACCATTATCTGATAACGTAAAGAACTTTATAATTCCTGTTTTTTGATCAGGATTTGGGAAATCGGTCAAATAAATGTCTCCATTTACACCATCGAGTGTAAATGATGTTGATCTAACATTAAAACCTTCTAAATCTGCATGAAATTCATTGGCATAACACAATTCGTAAGTTGCCAATTGATTGAAAAGAGGAGTCAAATTCCTTCGAATCTTAATATTTGTAATATTTGAAGTGATTCCTTTATCAACTGTATCGATTATAGATTGCAGTTTACTATACTTCATTCTTCCACCAAATGAATTGATATCAGATGATCTTGCATATGTTTGAATTGCAGAGACAATTCTGGACTGTAAATCCAATTTATTACTTATAAAACTTGAATCATATGCAACAGTGGTGTCATATTCCACATAAAGATACTTTAGATCGAGCAATTCTTGCTTAATTCCTGCAACTGTATACTTTTTAAGGTCAGATTTTATACTATCCTTAACAGCTGTTGATAAAATTTCACCATTTTTTGGTTTAATTGTAATATACACTCTACCATACTGTGGAGGATCCAACTCTTCACCACCATATGCACTTACAGAATCAATATTTCCGTATAGACTAGGTATTAAAGTGATGTAATCATTTGCCGTAACTGCCCTAAATTGGGACGCATAGACCCTTGGAGCAAGATATTTGATATTGTCTATGGTTTCTATACTATCACCACTCTGAGACGATTCTGTAGTGGTTATATTTGATATACCACTTGTAACAGCAAGGTCATTTGCACCATAATTATAAGTTAATTTACCTGAAAATGTGAAGTTTTTTGCTCCATTACCTACATCACCATTTGTAACAATGTATGATACAGTAATTTCGCTACCATTTTCTGGTTTTTTACCTAAAATATTGTCTCCAAACAATATTTGATAGTATTCATTTTCAATTTCTTGTACTAAGAACAATCTTGAATGTTCATTTACTTCAAAAATGTTCTTATATTCGGTATAATCCTCAGTAACTCCCCCACTTGAGATTGAAACTCGAATTGTTGATGTATCAATATTAGAATTTTGTAATAAAAACTTCTGATCTAACTGTGAACTATCTACTGTAAAGGTTTTTGTAATATAATTTCCTTCATATATTGAAATATCAGTAAAATTAGCTGTTCTATTGTCAGCATCTTGCCTAACAATTGTATTTGTAGGTATAGTTATGTCTTCTGGTATTGAAAATATGTAATTTCCACTGTCAACAGAACCTATAGCAACAACTCCTGCATGTAATTTTACACTTGTTGCATTAAATGGGTTCTGTGCACCTTCTGCATCGGTATATGTTCCTAAATCTACATCAAAATTGATCTTTGCAGTTGCACATTTGGTCGAACGAGGCACATAACCTATGTTTCTTACCATCGAAACGACGTTTTCCCTTACTGTGGCACTATCCAAGAAGGATTCATTAACTGCCATGTTAGTATTATAGGCAGTAATATAGGAATTATACGCTAAAGTATCGATTAATACGGAAAAATTAGACCCCTCAAAGTCAAAATCACTAAATTTTGAATTACTTCTCAAATAATCTTTAATCTGAGTGCGTAATGTATTGAAATCTAAGTTGGTAAATTGATTAAATGACATTATACCCTGCTAGGTTGTAGTAAAAACTCAATATTCTGTCTAGGAAATGGCAATCCAACAATGTCATATTCTATTTGAACGTTTAAATTGTTCGAATCAATCAATGAATCGGCAGTAACTTTGGTTACTTTAATTCTTGGTTCATAATTATCCAACAAATTCTTAATATCATCCTCTAGTAATTCAGTAACATCAGGATCATTTAATTCGAATAATGAATTTGCAACTCTTGAACCTATTTCTGGGTTAAAAAATCGCTCATTATTCGATGTTCTGCACAAATTAATGACAGACCTTTTAATTGCGTCCTCATTTTTAAGGATCGTTATATCATTTGTTACTGGATGTCTCGTAAAAGATAGACTTATATCCTTAAATGCACGAGATATTTTGATGGCCATTCAATTATGATATACTTTGTTAATATATCTATAATGGTTTTTAACAAAAATATTTATTACACTTAGTAACGAGAGGGTATTTTCTTATATTCTTCGTTCTGTAGCACCCAAATACCGTCTTTTTTCTTCTTATATTCTACCTTATCTTCATTCTCATTATAAAGAGGTGCCTCGTCATGAGTCACCTCCTGTATTACTCGCTTATTAGTCATCTACCTTGTCCTCGATAACGTTTTTTTGCTTTGTTAGAAGCAGTTGCACTATATTTAGAATGCTTACCTCGCCCTTGTCGGGTCTTTTTTGGTCTGGATTCAATCTGTGTGTCTCCAGATAAACTTCTCATTCCCATAATTTTAGAACTCCTTGGTGATTTTTTACGCGGCCACGGGGGCTTTTTTTAGATAACTCTTGTCTTCTCATGACCTACACGAATTGTAGGATCACACCAGATCTCATAACCTGCCTCGATTGCATCCAAACAGAAAGATACATCCTCTCCACACATATCCTGCACTTCTCCTGATTCGAATACTTGCATCTTCGGTGCGAACCAAGGATACTTCATTTTCTCATCCTCAAAGACACCATTCTTAATCAATGTCCATCCGAAACCTGTATAGTCACATGTAAAAGGTTTTCTTCTCTTACTCATGGTATCAATTGTCTCATGATTCATGACTCCACCATTCTTTCTGAAGTCTCCTTCCTCTAACCAATGAGCAATCGAAGTAGTCTTACCGTCCTCTGTGCAATACCAACCTGCTGCAATGTCCTTATCCAATGCAATTAACTTGTACAACTGATCGACATTGAATACAATATCAGAGTCAATCCATAGTTGCCAATCATACTTTAAGTTGCCGTCCCATGGCTTCTGATCAGGTCCACGTAATACATTTGCACCAAGACACTTACAACGTGCAAAGTTTACCATTGATGAATAGTCTTGAGATATCTGTATCGCAGCACCATTCTGAACCAGATCGAAACACATCTGAACAAAATTCTTCAAGAAGATATAAGAAACCCCTCTACCAGGTAAACAGAATACTATCGTTTTACCTTTAACAAGTCCCTTTGCTGCTGCCAAATCAAACTCAGGTTCTTTCTTCGTCGTTTGAGGTGTTGCTGCTTTTACTGTAAATCCTTTTGCCATAATCTTTGAATTACTATGTTGTTATTATACCACTTCAATCAAATAATTGCAATGGTGTGTTTTTATGTATATTCTTCGCCTTCCAATTTACCTAAAAGATCTTCCAAGTTATCTTTCAATGTCATCTCTTGCATTAAATGACTATCATTCTCTAAACGGAATTGTAACGTCTCAATTAGGAGATCTTTTTCATACTGGTCTACTTCAATTGGCATGTCTGAGTTACTCCAAGTTATATTGATTATTTCATTTTATATATTACTTTGAATTTTTCTACACGAAGGTCTCCCTGCATTCTAAGCCTAGGAATATTTTTTTTCTGAAAGGGGTCTTGGAGGGGTTTTTGTATTCTGGAAATTTTTTATGAGGTTTATATCTATCTCTCGAATTGTCACCTCTGTAGGTTAGGGTAGTTAGCAGCTTTTAAACGGCAAAGGGGCGACACAAGCAACACATAAGAACGCAAATAACTGTTTTTTCACTAATACTCACGAACACGTAATCATAAGACTCTAAGTAATACAAATACACTCCATATTACTGTTTTGAGAGTGTTACTTAGTGACTGTCATTTACACTGTGTTCTTATGCACGTAAGTCTTGCAATCCTCACCGATTTATGATATAATACTCCATAAGACTTGAAGCCTCTCAGTGTTAACAACTACACTGCAATCCTTCACGAATTGTTGATAGTTTTCCACAGGCAATTACACGAATGAGAGTGTTATAAACCCTTGGAGTATTATACCCTAATTGTTGATACTTTTCCACAGGTATTGTGGAAAACTCATTGTTACTAACTGTTCATAAGGTGACTGTTACTTTCATACTACTATTATACACGAAAAGTGTTATTCTGTCAAAATATTAGGGTCTGCTGATTATTACTGTGAGGGGTTGACTTTCTCTGAGTTTTATGATAGAATGAACGCCAAGATCACTAAAGAAAGTAACATTTATAAGACGCTAATCCTATAAGGATTCTATACACTTTAATAGACTAATTATACACCCCTTTATTAACACATTCCTCACGCAATCTATACACAAAAGATATACATTTATTTGCACATTTAAATATATACTTTTTCCACACGATTTCCACAAGGTTGTTAATAACGTAGATCATGTAATTCATTGGTAATACTTGTTAGTTAGCGTTTGTATTAATTTCCAATAGTATGATTTTTGTGTGCTATTTATCCAAGGTGAATGATACTGAATATAAGCATTTTTCAACTGTTTTTTAACACTTTCTGGTAGTTTATTGTCCATTA